TCAAGGTCGTGGGCCTGGAATGGCTTTCATTCCTTACTGCTCCTTACCTGAACTTGAAGCATGTATGGAAGTTTGGGGATTTATGGAAATGATCCATAGTCGTTCATATACTTACATCATCAAGAATGTATATTCAGACCCATCAGAGGTCTTTGATAAGATTGTATCTGACCCCCGTATTCTGGAGCGTGCTAGTAGCGTTACAGAGGCATATGATGACTTTATCAATAGTGCCCAAACTTGGGGTAATGGTAACATGTGGCAGGCAGACTTTAAAGATTCACCATCAGCACAATGGGAGATCAAAGATGTCAAACGCAAACTCTATAGAGCAGTCGCAAACGTTAACATTCTTGAAGGTATTCGGTTCTACGTTAGTTTTGCTTGTAGTTTCGCCTTTGGTGAACTTAAGCTTATGGAGGGATCCGCTAAAATCATTAGTCTTATCGCAAGAGACGAAAACCAACACCTAGCAATCACTCAGAATATTCTGAATAAGTGGGCGCAGGGTGATGATCCTGAAATGAAGCAAATCATGAAGGAAGAAGAAGAGTGGACATATGCTGCGTTTGATCGTGCTGTAAATGAGGAAAAGCGTTGGGCAGACTACCTGTTTAAGGATGGATCGATGATTGGCCTCAACGATAAACTTCTGCAACAGTATGTGGAATGGATTGCAAATAGAAGACTCAAAGCAATTGGACTGAAACCAGTCTATGATATTGCTGCTAAGAACAATCCGCTGCCTTGGACGCAGCACTGGATCTCTTCTAAGGGTCTCCAGGTCGCTCCACAAGAGACAGAGGTTGAATCATATGTTGTTGGTGGAATTAAACAAGATGTGAAAAAGGACACATTCAGTGGTTTCCAACTTTAAATATTGCTAGATAGGGGAGGTAATACTCCCCTTTTTTTATGCCTAGAAACGAAGTAACAATTGCAGAACTTAAGACTAAGTTGGAGCGATTAAAGAATGACCTTTATTGGGAAGAACATAAGTATGGATCCGAAGCAAGAGGGCTGGCACATAAATATCTGAATAAAGTATTTGATATTATTGATGAGTATCGATTATGAAAATCCCTGGCTTTTTGAAGGACAACCTTTTTTATCTGAAAGTATTGGCGATAAGTTCGGTTTTGTCTACCTCATTACAAATCTACAAAACGGTCGCAAGTACATTGGAAGGAAATACTTCTGGTCATTTAGAACTCCAAAAGGTAAGAAACGAAAAGTAAAGCAAGAATCGGATTGGAAAAAGTATTATGGGTCTTGTCCAGAACTTAAGGAAGACATTATCAAATACGGCAAACAAAATTTTAGTAGAGTTATTATCAGCCTTCATAAAACGAAGGGCAAAACTAATTTTGAAGAAACCCGACAGTTATTTGGAAACAATGTCCTCACCGAATCCCTTGACGAAGGAGTGCCCGCCTACTACAATAGCAACATCCTCAGTAGGTACTACCGAAAAGATTATTATGGAAAAGACGACTGAAGAAAACATCAGTGACATCAAGGATTGGGCCTTGGAGCGCATTGGAGAGATTCATGAACTGGTCTCTATTCACCAGCATGATGCAGGACAACTAGACGATGCCTATGCCATCTACCAGGAGTTCGCAGAGTGGATTGAACCAGAGGGTGAAGAGATTGACCTACTCTACCTAGAGTAGTCTTACAGAGCGTTCTAGAGGGGTCTAACGACTCCTCTTTTTTTATGCTTGACAATACTCTGAATCATAAGTAGAATCTGGCTTGTCCGGTTCCAAGGGGAGCTATAAGTATTACTTAAGCTCTTTACAAAAATAGGAAGAACCTTTATAATTAGTTCATCGGGTAGGTGTCCGAGTGGTTAATGGAGGCGGACTGTAAATCCGCTGGCTCTGCCTACGGGGGTTCAAATCCCTCCCTGCCCACTTGACAATCACTACTACATCTAGTATGATTATCTCATGACTCAGTAGCTCAGTTGGATAGAGCAACTGCCTTCTAAGCAGTCGGTCGTAGGTTCGAGTCCTACCTGAGTCGCTTGACAATCTATCAACCACCTGATATGATTGTCTTATGGGCATCAAGAGAAACCACCACCACCTCTTCTCTTGTGTAAGTCCCGCACTGCGGAGTTAGTTCAGCGGTAGAACGCTATCCTTCCAAGTTAGATGTCGTCGGTTCGATTCCGATACTCCGCTCTTGTCCTTTTTCATTATGGACCCAATAAAAATCTTATTATTGATAGGTGAACTTGAGGGGTGCTATATGCACACCAAAAGATTGGGTTTTGAAGAGGACAACAAAATTCTTGATGATATGAAGAAGAGATATTATAAACTCTACTTTAAACTCAAGAAAGAACAAAAAGATAATCCTCTATAGCTCAGTTGGTAGAGCAGGTGACTGTTAATCACCCTGTCCCTGGTTCGAGTCCAGGTGGAGGAGTCTGCCCGAATAGCTCAGCGGTAGAGCACCTCCTTTACACGGAGATTGTCGGGGGTTCGATCCCCTCTTCGGGCATATAAATAAATCACTTACATCCTGTATTATGATTATCGTAAGATGCAAAGAATGCAACACAGAATTAACTAGTACAAATAAAGTACAAACCTGTGGATGTCCAAATCAAATGAATCTTGTCAATAACAAAGTTGGAGCTGTTGACTTAGATAAAGTTGTTATGGTATCATATGATAGAGAAGTAAAAATTGATAGTGTTTTCTCTCGCGAAGAACTTGCTTATCAAGAACAAAGGAGAAAGCGTAAAGTTCGTAGATTAGACTTTGAAGTTCGTTAATGCTTAGTTTCTGGATTCACCTAATAGCATTCTTCCAAGTAGTTGTAATGAATTGCATTCAACCTGTCAATTGGAAGTATTGTTATAGAGTGGAACAATGGTTGATTCCAGATTTGATAGAAGGTTATCAGATTTGGACTCAACAAAAACATCCTTATCAAAATGAAAAGGATTATCTGGAGAGTCAATCCGATAGGTGACGGAACCGCTCTTGAAAAGCGTCGAGGTGTTAAAGCCCTTGGGAGTTCGATTCTCCCACTCTCCGTTTTCTTTAATAAACATTAAGAATTTGTGTAGCATCTATATACAATTATATGGAGCTCACGAATGACCTTCTTTTATTTGCTAATGCTGACAATTATTGCATTAGTTGCTTTTGCTGGGTATGATGCTACTATAAGGTTGGTCCAATTCATTGATCTCCAAATTCGTTATGCTTGGATAAGAGTTCAAATGAAGTGGATGGAGCAGAAACTTAGAAGAAGACTTCTTAAGGATACTGCCGACTACAAAAGTTTTTTCAAGGAGTACAAGAAGAATGACTGATGATCAATCATCTTTGTCATCTGATAATAAAACTTGTCCTAAGTGTGGGGCTACCTGGATAGGGGGACAGCACTATTGGTCTGGAACTGGTAAGTTAGGAAATGAGCTAGACCTTGCTGGATTAGTTTGTAATAGTTTTGGTGACGAAACCTGCATAAATCCTTGCAAAGGTTTGGATGGCGGAGTAACCTGGAAAGATAGAATGACAACTTTGGGAAAACTTGAGGATGAGTCACAGAATGACCAAGATCAATCCTGAGGATTACATCACTAAAGAAGAAGTGCAGGAGATGATTGATGATGCCATACGACAACATAATCGTAATGCTTCAATTATCAGTATGTGTGTTGGGTGGGTTGTTCTTGCACTTTTTGCTGAGGGTCTGCTTCGACTCATTGGAGTAATTGATCCTCTGTTTCCCTGGTTAAAGATTACCCTATAAAAGTAAATGGATCCAGACGAAAAAAGAGAATTTTATAAGTCATTGCGGGAAAGAATTAATCAACTTAGAATGGGCCATTTGTTTGAAGAACCATGTCCCATGTATGAACCAGAATGGGATGAAGATCTTTGGGATTGTAGATTAACTTACGATTACGATGAAGAGGAAGAACAATGAAACCAGTAATTCTCATTGCTTGTTTTATGCCATTAGCATTGATCTGGATTATTATGAAACTTTCGCTGTGGATTTCAGCAGTTAACGATGAGCAGAAGTATGTCCGAGCAGAATCACTCAAACCACACGGACCTTATTTGGAAAACCCATATGAAGACGTTGATGAGGAGGAAGAGGAATATGGAGATCGCACAGACTATCGATAAGGCCCTTGATGAGTATTACTCTGAGAGGGG